GTAGTGAGAGCAGGATTTACTTTCCCAGCAATATTACCAGCAAGGTTAGCGGCAGTAGGGTTGTAATAGCCAGCAGCGGCTCCAAGATTGGAAAGCTGATTCTTCTGCGCGGCTCCAATGTCATAAACACCGCCTGTAGCGGCAGATCCAACTCCAGAGTAAGCTGCTTGCTGTGCAGCAAGGGATGCGGCATCCTTGGCCTGCTGGTACTGATTAGCTAATCCAAGCTGTTGTTGGGCCTGCTGGGAGCCAGTATAGCCTGCTTGGTTAGCGGCTTGAACTTGAGTGTTGTAGATGGATCGATCTTGAGCCTCTTGAGCTGCTTTTGCGGCGGCGGCTTGTTGTTCTCCTTGCTGCTTAATCATAGCAAGCATTGCGGTGTTATCTTCTGGTGCTGGTGATGGTGCGCTTCCTCCCATAGTAGTAGTGTGTTAGTTATTAGGTTTTTAGTATTGGTTAAATTTGAATGCAGTTGGATATTCAGTATCCATAAAATTACTCAAACTTGGATCTGCCATGTATTTCTTAATAGAAGCTACTTGTGGGGTATTGGACATATCTGCAACAGGGCCAGTTTTCCCTGCGCTGGCAGCTTGCGATGTTGCGTCTTTTCCCAATCCTCCAGCACCTCCGTATGCTGCTGTAACGCCTCCTGCAAGATTACTAACTCCTTGAGCAATCCCATTCCAAAGAGCTTCAGGATGGCTGCTTTGAATATCCCATTTTTGTTGTGGGGCAAATTGTATAGAAGACTCCTGTCCTTTGCCCATTTGCAAAGGTGTAATAGAATTTGTATCAGGTGCGCCGCCCATAACTTTGGAATCTATGTTTTTTATTTAATTATGGCAACATTATTTAGATCGCTTTTTTTCAATGTCCCAAGTTCCATTTGACCACATTTGAATCTGATCACTTCTAAAATGTCTAATGTCTCCTCCTTTTCGTAGGACTACGGTATAAATATCATTCCCCCAAGTTCCTCCAGATTGCATATAAAACAAGTACCCGTCACCTAAAGGTGTAACTACTTCTATTGGGGTTTTGAACTCATGTATCATTATTTACTCCATATTGGTTTGAAACCAAGATCATCAAACACCATGTCTTCATAAGGTGCTTTATCGGACATATTGGAGATTGTTGCCTTTAGCTTTGGACAATATGCAAATTTATCGCCATGCCTATCAATGCAATTTAAGCAGGTTGGGATGTAATCGGCATTTTTTGACTTATCTTTCTTGTGATCCCACTTTCCATTTATTTTTTCGTATCTATCCTGATCCGGCATTAATCCATTTTCTTCAAGATACTGATAAATGTCATCATCTGTCCAATCTTTCATCAAGTATAAGCTGATTGGAGATCCTTCAGCATACCTAATATCCATAGACAATGGAACATGGCCTTTTATCGGGTCTGTATCGCAGTACTTTGTTCCAATATAAACAGAAGTCCAAGGCCAATTGAATGAGCCTGTCGGACGCGCAAGGAAATCAATACCACAAAGGAACTTTTCGTCTCCAATTGGCCTTTCTGTTCCAAGTGATAGTACAATAGCTTTGCTTCCCCATTGAAAATACTTGAGTAAATCAAACCGCATCTCTCCTGTGTTAACATCAGGGCCATCGGCTAGTGCAACCTTGCTAGGAGGATAATCGTATACCTCAAGATCCCATCTCTTGATCAGCTTGTCGCTGTATTCATATCTTTCCCTAAAATTAGGCTCCCTAAATTGTATGACAGGAAGATCAATATCACATTGGAACCTTAAAAAATGAAGCAACGCAGTTGAATCTTTTCCTCCGCTCCAAAGGATTACTGATTTTGGCCACCGTTTGTTCCACTCTTTTGCTTTTTCTTTAGTTTTATTTATTAATATATTATTCATCACTCTAAATAATAATAGCCGCTCCCAAAGCAGCACCACCTGCCGCAGCACCAGATCCCATCATTGAATTTTTGCTTACTTGGTTTTGAGCCGATGCACTCATCATTGCTTGCTGATAATTCTGCCAATCTTGTTGTTCTTTATTAACCGCTTGAGAAGTGGTTCCCATCATCTGGTTAATCCAATCAGTAGTTGACTGGAGATTTCCCTGCGCTGTTTGATAGCCGCCTTTACGGGCTGCATTGCGTTGTGCCAAAGCATTTGCCTGTGCTTGTTGAGATGCGGCAACGGCGGCTGCCGGATCAATTCCAGCAACAGGAGCAGCTCCAATAGCTTGTGCGGCCTGTGCCAGATTCTGCGCCCTTAAAGCCTGTGCTTGTTGGGTTGCTTGATCAAAAAATCCAGACTTTCCAATCGTGCTATCTTGCAATCCAGTACCTAGATAATTCTGTAAGCCTTGAGTTTTAGTCCATTGACCTAATTCATTCTGCCAAGAAAATGGATTAACTTGATTTGCAGTAGTTCCATCCATAATTAGAGTCCTGCGCTTTTACCCCATTGTTGCATCGTATTCTGCCAGTATTGAGGAGCAAGTCCGGCGGAAGATTGCTGTTGAATCTGCTCACGGGCAGCAGCTCCGGCAGGATTAGTCATCTTCTCTAGTTCTTTGCTCTTGTACGCATTAATAGCAGCTTGCTGGCTTGCTTGATTCAGCGCACCTTGCGGCCCATAAATATCAGTAACTTGTGACTCAATTGGTTGAGAAGATCGAGCAATATCAAGTGCGTTCTGCCTAGCTAGTGCCTGTTGACCCGCTTGCTGTTGCAGGCCAAGCATTGCAACATCAAGCGTGTGATCAGGTGGTGGAGGTGTAGGTACTGAGCCGCCCATAATTAAGCAGGAGAATATACTTCTCTTTTTAACCTGACAAGCCCTAACTTATTCATTGTTTCCTCTGGGAAGTTCATACGATGCGTATCCGTTTCTAATGGTACTCCAATATAACTAACCCTTCCAGAAAGCTGTGTGTGGGTTCTCCAATCATTCATAACTTGAATTACATCCCTTGGCCTTGTTAATGCCGGATGGAAGGCTGGATAAATGGTTGGAATATGGACGTGATCGCTGTATCCAAAGCAAATATCATCCCGATAGTGTGCGTAAACATTAATATTGGGATTTGCAATTATTTCATGATCAAATGACTTAGCAAATGTCTGTAGTTGTTGAAACTCTTGTGTATTTGGTGCGATGTATTTGTAATTAATGGATGAACGCATAGATTATGTTCCTATAGCGACATTTACCCCATTGGCAAGCAATGATTGGTTAGTATTTGCTTGTTGCGAGATAATTTGTTGCCGGACAGATGAATTCCCACACACAACGCATGGTAAGCAGTCGCCGCTAGTGTTGGAATCAATTGGAATGCTGGAATAAAGAGGAATAACGCCATCATTTCCAAACGGAGACATATACAGGTTTGGAAAGTCTGTTACAGGAGTAGCGGCTTGGGAAATAGTAGGCATATTAACAGGAAGATGCGTATTGTGTAGCTGCTGCTGTGGCTTGTTGCGAGGCTAGTGTGGCGGCTTGTGTGTTTGCATCGATTTGAGACACATAACTCGTAAAGGATGCCGTAGCAGTAGCAGAAACCTTGGTTGCGGAGTTGGCACAGGTTAGCGTAACGGTCTGCGTCTGTTGGCTAAACCATGAATTAATTGCATTTCCTTGGGATTCTTGTGGAGCCGGAGCAAGATTGACAGAGATTGTAGAACCATTCTCACCAACAACACACCCTTGCGTCTCGTTAGTGTTTGGATTTCCAACAGATTGCTCTGTCCAAGGATCTTGGTACATCCTGATGACTTCAACACCCATTGCGCCACACCATTCGACTAGGAAGCTGAATGCCTTGTCCACATCTAGCGTGTATTGTGATTCACAAGATATATCACTCGTTGTTCTTTGGACATTCTCCGTAATAAGCCTGCGGTATTGAGTTTGTAGGATGCCAAGATCACCAATAGCTGCCGCGCTTGGGCTTGTGGCATATTGATACTCGTCTGTAACAGCCAATATGCGCTTGTTAAGGATGGTCTGATACGCCCCTTTGCTGCCCCTATAGGAGACTTTTACATCAACGGTTCCGGCTATTTGCGAACAATCCAAGTCTCCATAAATCAATTGTTTTAACGATGCCTCGTCTCCAAGCAATGCCGTCTCTAACTGGCAATAGATTCGATTGATATGCTGCTCAGTAGTTCCATCTTGATTAATATACAGATAGGTATCGTATCGCTCTGGTACAAATGCTTGCCACAAGTGATTGAATGAACCATCGCTAGTTGCTGAATAATCAACGCTAAATGCAAAGCATTGAGGTGATCCATTGATGACATTCGTTGACCAGTTTACTGGGCGAATTCCATTCCAAACACCTGCCCATGCCGGAGTACGGGCTTGATTCCATTCGGACGCTGCGGCGTAATCCAAAACCATCGTCGCACTATTAAGTGTTTCTAAGTATGGAATCGAATAAAGCAAGTAGTTCTCAAAGCTAGTCGCGCAGATGTTGGTATAATTGCCAGCCATCAACCGCTTGGCCTTTGCCATCTCGACATCTTTGTACAATACCTGACTAGAAAGGTAGCTTGATGAGGCAACGTCAACACTTACAAGACCGCCCTGCGTGTACCACCACATCAACCCGTTCTGGAATGCAATGCTACGACCAGCAACGCATCCAATGTTTGGGAATAATGTCTGCTGAAAGTTTGGAGTTGTTGACCATTGAGTACGATCTATTACTCCAGATGCAATCGTGTAGGTTGACTGATCGGTAAAGACATACAAGCGAGTGTCATTGTTCTGACCAATGTAATCGGTCATTCCAGTAACAGGGCGAGGAACACTAAAATCTCCTCGTGTTGCTCCAGTTTCACGCTCTGCCCATCCAATCGGGTTCGCTAGATCTGATGCGCTGATGATATTGCCATTTGCAACCCACAGGCGGCTGCCAGAGAACGCCATCCAGTAACCAACAGGCATTGCTGTTGCTTGCTGTCCTGTCTTATCAGAACCATCCCAATAGCATGGTGTATTGATTCCATCTTGGAAAACAACCATGCGATGCGAAGGAACAATCGTAGTTCCTCCAGAGGTATTTGTAGATGCCGCTTGGGTTGCAATTACAATGTTAATGTTGCTTACGTTTGGATCTAGCTGGATATTGGGGAGGAGATAATCAGACCAGTTTTTAGGCTGGGTAAGAGGGAATGGAGAATAGTAAGACCTACCATCAACAACAAAAATTGCATAAGGAAGCTCGGAAGCTGCAATGTCTGTGCCATCCGGCTTAAAGATTGTCTTTTGCTGTACAATCCTAACTCCCGAAAGATTTGTAGTCGTAGAAGCAGCCTTACTTTGCTTGTTGGCGTTAAAAATAATGCCGCCTTGGAAGTTTCCCTTTGGAAGAGATAGCTGCATCTTAAATCCATTGCGTGTCTGCGCTATGCCACCACGAAGGTTTACATTAACTGCAAACTTAACTTGATCCTCTGGCAATGCCCAAGGATTACGGACAGAATTAACGCCATGAATCCATGCCGCAGTCGTCTTTACTTGGCGACCTGAAGTAATGTTCTGGCTTTTCATTAATATCCTCCGTAATAACCCCAGTTGGAATCGATTACGGGGTCGGTGTAGTCACCATATACCAGATTGTCCACCTGAATCGGCTCAAGAGCGTGACCAGTCATGCTTTCATGTTGGCTACGGAGATAGGTAAGAGCCTTTGCCCAATACTTGTTGCTCTGTTCCTCAAAATCCTTGTTTTCTAAATCAACAGCATGGACTGCCGCCATGATAGCGCGAGTATTCTCAATGGGAATATAATCGTAAACGCTCGTAATATTTGGATGAGCCATACGATAGATAATCCTAGCCCATGAACATTGCTTACCAATTCGGATGCGGCGGTACTTAGGATTAACTTCGGCAGGATGGTACTGACCGATTAGTGCCATGTCGTTGCTGCGACCATAATCGTAAGCATATAGGCTGACATACCCGATAGTTTCCGGCTTCTCAATGTGGAGTACGCTCTTAACAAAGGTTGGAGGCAATACTGAATCAATGAAGAATGTGCTAGAGATGGTGTTTCCAGTAGTAAGATAACTTACGCGACCAGTATGCGATGTTGTGTTGATCGCATTAGCCTCTGTGTCGTAAAGCTCAATCTTATTTGCACTAATCGTCCTAGCGTAATAATTTCCTGCCGTAAGACCGCTTGGAAGGGAATCTCCAGCACTTGCTCTTACAATCACTTGATCTCCTGCTTCAAAAATTGATCCGTTTGCTATAATGCTTGTTGAAGATACTGGAGTAAATGTCCTAGCAATGTTCATGGACATCTGACCTACAGGCAGCGTAGGTACACCTGCGTTCGCAAATACAATTGGTGTTCCTGAAGTGTTTGTCAGGGAAACATTATTGCCGGATATGGTGATCAAATAATCTGTATCTACATTTAATGGATAAGGAAGAGATCCCGTAGATGAGAATTGAACGCGATCTCCATTAGCAAGATATTCAATAGAACTAGGTACAATTAAGTTATTAAATGCTTTGGCATAAGATGCGATACGAATGGCAAAATAGGATTGTCCAACTCCTAAAGCTGTTGGCGTGATAAGACCAGTTGTTGCTGGCGATCCATTCGCGTGTGATTGGGAATCATAAACTTGTGCCGTTCCTGAATTCAATACGCGCAGGTAGTATTCAGTTGTTGAATCAACACCAGTAGGAAGCAGGTAATCAGATGCAAGATAAACACCTTGACCAGTAACTACTCCATTAAAGTTTCCTGCCCAATTTCCATTAAATCCAATTCCAAAAGCCCTTGTAAGAGCCACATAAAAATTACCACTTGGTGATCCAGTAACATTAATTGGCGTGTAGTCTGCGTTTGTTATTGTATATGTTCCTGTAGAAGTATTTAACGGAGACTCAATTCGATATGCCGTTCCTGCTGTAAGAGGAGTCGGCATTGTCCCAGTAGTTGAGAACTCAACAAACACTCCAGTAGAAGGAACAAATATAATTGCAGGCGCAGATGTATATCCAGTCCCTTGAGTAACAACGCTGACAGATGTCACAACTCCTCCAGACACTTGTGCCGTAGCAGTAGCTCCCGTTCCTCCTCCACCATTAATCTGAACGATTGGAGCGTTGTCATACCCAGATCCACCAGCTCCTGAAGGGATTACAATATTTGAAACAAAAGATGTTTCAAGATTGGCAATTGCCTTTGCTTGGTTGGCAGATGCAACAGAGACTGCGACCAATGCAACTCCAGTTGCGGTAGCTGTAGCAGCATTACTTAACACAACATTTGTTGCAGAAACGCTAACGATAGTTGTATTGTCTGGTATGTTTAATCCATAAACGGCTAATCCAGAAACAAGTCCAGTTGTAGGAGAAACAGAAGTAATTGTATTGCTATTATTTTGTGTGTTAGCAGTAAAATTAAGATTTACTGGAGGAGGATCAATAGTTACCGCAGGAGCAGAAGTATATCCCTGCCCAGATGATGTAATAACAATAGATCCAACAGAATATGTGGTAGAAACAACAGCGTCTGGAACCATAACTGCATATCCAGTTGCAGTTGAAAATGATTGAGCTGAATTTGCCGGAATAGTTGGCTGAACTACAAAAGAAACTCCAGTTGCAGTAGCTGTAGCATTATTGCTTATCGTAATTGTTGTTGATCCAACAGCCGTAACTATTGTGCCATTTGGGATTCCAGATCCTGCAATTGTTTGTCCAATTACAATATGTATAACATTTGAAACATTTTTGATTATTTTTGGATCAACTGATGTGCTTGTATCTCCTGTAAAAGAATATGATTTTTGCGGGTTATCAAAGGTAACAACAGGTGCAGAGGTGTATTTAGAACCACCTGATGTTATTTTAACGCTAGTTATTGACCCAGAAACTGTTGCAATTGCGTTTGCTGCGGTTGTACTTGTAGGTGTTGGGATTTTTAGTCCAGCCGCAATAATCTGATTTGTTGTTCCAGCAGATGTCGTTGCAGGAATCAGCTTAACCAATGAGTTTGTTCCAGTTCCAGCGTCAGTAAGAACAATAGGATTATTTCCAGAAGACGCATCAGCAGCATTTGTATGAATTGACAGCGTGTAGTCATCGATTACATGAACAAAGTAGTTTTGACCTGCAAGTAATGGTGTTGGAAGTGTTCCACCAGATGTAAACGCCTGAACTTCATCAACATTTTGATAATAATGCTTAACTGCAAATGTTAATGTTGTTTGTGGTGCAATCTGCTTACGGATGTCTGTATTGAATTTTCCGCTATTGCCAGTAAGCAGGACTGGATTTGTTCCGTTTTGGGCATCGGTAATTGTGCTGTAAATTTGAAGGTCAGTCGTATCAAGAGACTGAGCAAAATAGGTTGTGTTTGCAGCCAGAGGAGATGGCAATGAACCGGTTGCTGCGCTAAATACAACAGAGGGAGCAGAAGTGTATCCAGATCCCCCAGAAAGACCCGTAAAGCCAGTAACTACGCCATTTGAGACAACGGCAGTAACAGATGCATTTGATCCTCCTCCACCAATAAATTCCACGGTTGGAGCAGTAAGGTATCCAGTTCCTCCAGTAACAAGATTTACATTAGAAACAGCATTTCCAGAGATAGTAGCCGTAGCAATAGCTCCACCAACAGAGAATGTAACCTCATTTGGCGAATCAACAGCAATTACAGGCGTGCTTTGAAGGTTGATTGCCGTAAGCAAATTGCTCGGCCTTGAGTCAGTTAGCTTAATCGTTCCAGTATTAAGGATACTTTGCAGAAAGATTGGATTTGTTCCAGCCTTGGCATCAAGAGAAGTCTGGTAAAGCTGGATCGTATTAGCGTCATCAACCCCAATGTAGTAGGTTTGACCAGCATATAAGAACTTAGGCATCGTGCCGGACACAAGAGAAAGAACAGCAGATTGTCCTGACTGAAGCTGATGGTTCGTGCTAGTGAATTGTGAGATTGGAGAGATGGCAACATCTCTAGTCTGGATTGTTACTTGATCAGGAATGATTGTTCCATAGGGGAAGTCGGATTGAGCATGGATAGGAACCAAAAGCCCATCAGCAGTTGTGCCGTCTGGAAATTGCGTGCGAAGCTCGCGATTGTTACCATCTGTTCCAACTACACGAATTTGTAGTCCTGCATCTGCGCTATGCTCGGATACAGCAATAAGCTGAGATGGCTGGCGAATGTCCATCTGGGTTGCCACAAATCCTCTGTCATCCCATGCCCAACCAACAGGGTTATACATTCCTCCCTTGTTGACATTGTATTGGAACAGACGGCCTCGGAAATATGTCGGAGAGCCGTCAATATTGACTGCCAGCGGAACCTCAATGCCGCGAGGAAGGGTGATCGTCTGACCATCCCACCCCGTGCAGACATCTACTTCCTGATTGGTATGGAAGTAGTGTCCAGACTCCATGAGAATCTGGACTGCCTGCGTAAGCGTTCTAAAAACCTTGTTCTGATCAGTCGTTGCAAGGATTTCAGAGGCTTCGTCAATGATTTCGCTGACGAACATTTAGCGTGTGTTATTTTTGGCTTCCTTCAGCAGCCATACCTTTAAGGAAATCTTCATCAGATCCTCCGGCTCCACCTTGTCCGCCAGTAGGAGCGGCAGGAGGCATTTCGGCAGGAGGTTCACCAGCACCAGCAGCCTGTTGCTCAACACCCTGCTTGAGTTGGTCGAGACCAGTCGCCAATTGCGTCACAAGGGCGTGAATCGCGTCAAATGCGACCTTTGGCATAGTTACCATTACGGAGCCATCTCCTCCTCCTTGAGGGGCAGGAGGGGCCATGTCGCCAGCAGGAGCTGGGCCAGTTCCAGATGATGGAGCGTCAGGTTGTTCGGTAGGGGGCATAGTTTTGTCAGCCATAATATTAGTCTTTGTCGGTTGTTGATTCTGATGCGGCTTTTAGCCCCATGTCGATGGCATCTTCATCGTTAGGCTCGTTGGATTTATTTTCCTCAGATTCTGTAGATTCTCCGGCCTTGATGCCGTGGATCTCAAGCTCAGTCGTGTAGCGGTTCTCTTCCTTGCCGTTGATCGTGATCTTTTCCTCACGCTCCATTACTTTCTTGTAATGGATGATTGCTGTCCCTTCCTTGGGGAGATCTTTCAACTCAGCTTTATTATGGAACCAGAGACAAGGGTAATGAATGTGCGTGTCAGCCTCTGTCTCAACTTTCTCAATGTGTCCTTGTCCCTTTTGAGAAAGGTCTTCTCCAAGGTCGTGAAAGCCTTCAGGAATATGGATTTTATCGGATTTCATAATTATTAGATAGAAGATGGAGTTGGTGTAGGTGCAGGAAGAGGAATATTTCCTTCAGCCAACCATGCAAGATAGGCTTGATAATCTATATTTTGGTGGTCAAAGGGGATAAATGCATTGTCTGAAATGCGAATTACCGTAGAATGATAAGGAACAAGTTGGTACATAAATTATAGCTCTGCTGAGAAGGTAGCTAGATTACCTGTAAAATTTGTTTCAAGGGTTGAATATGCTGGGCTAAAACTAGCTGCTCCATTTGTGTAAAAAATTATTTGATTAGATTGTAGAATCTGACCTGTATACCAAGTTATTGTTCCTGTTTTTGTTGAATATCCAACTCCATAATCAGCAAACGTCCATTTATTAATAGAAGGTGTTCCAGTAACATAATTTGCATTTGTCAAACTACTATTTAATATAATTGTAGGAGTTGCCCTCATAGTTACTGGTAGAGTAACTACAAAGTTTGGTGCTGTACCACCACCTTGAGTTGAGCTACTTAACGTATTAACATACCAATAATATCTTTTGCATAACAAATCAATTTGTTGATAAGGCAATCGTTCAAATGGTGTCACTACTGTTCCTAGTTCAAGTTGAGGATTTGATACTGTTCCATTTGTAAATATTATCGTAGCATTTGTATTTGAAGGAAGAGTGATTGTTCCTCCGTTTAATACTGCCGCTCCATTGATTGTTGCTGTAGCAGTTCCCAGCCATGAAAGAACGTAAGTTCCTCCCTCCATGTTTACTCCTTCAACTACTTGAGCAATGCCTCCTACTGGTGCTGTAATTATTTTGTCAATTCCGTTTTGTGTCCATGAAACAGATTGTCCAGAAACAATTACATTCCAACGATCAAGCGTGTATTGATTGGCTGCCGTTGTAGCAGTTCCTGACACATAACCTCTTTGGTTAACAATAAAAGATCCGTTTATTAGACGATTTCTATTAGCAAGAGGAGTTGCGTTGGATAGTCCTCCACTAAGAGTAATTGAAGTTCCAGTAACATTGCCAGTAACATTTCCAACAAGATTGCCAGTTACATTTCCGACAACCTGACCAGTAAATTGGTTCGCAGTTACATTTCCAGCAACAGAAAGACCGCCAGAAAGAGTTCCATCTGTTCCATTGATAGTCCCTCCAGAAAGATTGGTTGCAGTTGTTGCAGTTAATGCATTTCCAGAGAACGAGCTTGTCCAGCTGGGCGCAGTTCCATCTGTTTGAAGGATTTGTCCATTAGTTCCTGCCGCCAGCATGGTTGTTGTATCTACTGCTGTTTGATAAGGAATGCTTCCGGCTGCTCCTCCACCAATGTTTCCTGCTGTAGATGTTGCGGTAGGAGTTACCCATTGAGGTGCAGATGTGCCATTAGATTGCAGTACATATCCGACTGTTCCAGCAGGCAATTTTGCAGTTACTCCAGCAGCAGATTGATAAAGAAGCTGACCAGATCCTCCTCCAGTAATGTTATTTGCAGAAGCTGCTGTAACTCCTGAGAAGTTTCCTCCAACAATGGTGGATGTACCAAAATTAACTGTCCCATTAATTACAGGCGATACTAATGTCTTGTTGGTAAGTGTCTGAATACCATTAAGAGTTACTGTGTCAACAACTCCAGTTTGATTAAGAACTCTAAGAATGTAGCAAAGAAGACCCTCTCCAGCGTTGCGAGGAATGCCATAAACATTTGCTGTATTATTAGGATCACACGCGATATTCCAGACAACTTTTCCGTTTACAACAGACCTTGTGTTGTAAGGGACAGGAATAGTAGGAGTTGGCGTAAAGGTTCCGTAGAGAGCCGTTACAAGGTTATCAATCAGGCTAGGAACAGATTCATGCGAAATGCTAGGATAAGGAATGTCTGCTCGGCAGACGCTTCCATATGTTGAATCTCCAACGCCGTTATTATTATTGCATCCACAAGACATAATCGTGAGTTTTATCTTTTAACTAATGATTGTAAAGTAGATTTCTACTTTTTGTGATAATGCCATACTTCTGAAACACATCTCCCTGTAACTATGCGAAATTTCTTTCTCTGAATTAATCCAAGTTTCATTAGCTTTGACATACGGGAATTCGTTGTTGTCATAGGAAGCTGAAATTTCTCTGCCATATCGGTAAGAGTTACCCATCCATCCGGCACTTCATCAACTCTTCCTGTGCAGTATTTTGAATCCATTAATTTGGTTAACCAATCATTTGCTGTCTTAGTATTTTTTTTCATGTGTTTATACGGTTAATCTATTTCCTTTTTTTATGTTTTCAGCAGCCCATAGAGGCTGAAAATTTGTGTAATGATTAAGTCTAATTGTTTCTTCTTCTGTTTTTGCTGAAGAGATTGGAATGATATGATCAAGATGCCATGCAGTTCTATTTTCCCATGTCATACCATTCTTGAATCTTTGCTCAATATAGTTTTTAAAAAATTCTATTGAACAACCAAGTATTTGTGTGGTTCTAGAGTTTTTATTATACCCATTATTTTTAAAACAACCTCCAATCAGAGAAACAAGATTCCTTCTCAATTTAAAAACTGGGTCTTTTTTTGTTTTTTCGGCTATATACAAAGATTGCCTAGCGTTTCTTTTCTCTTTGTTGTTTTGTTTCCACAATCTAGAGGCTTGCTTGTATTGTTCTGGTTTTCTATCTCTGCATCTTTTTTCTGTGACTTTTAGTTTTTCAGAATTATTTTCTCTGTAAATTCTTTTTACCTCTTTTATTTTTTCTTTGTTTTTCTGTGCGTAGTCTTTTGACCTTTTTTTGTATTTTTCTGGGTTTTTTAAATACATTTCCCTTGCTGATGCGTTATATTTTTCTGGGTTTGAATGATATTTTTTTGATTGAGCATCTGTTGCGTTTCTTTTGTATTTTTCAAGTTGTTCTTTTGTTATCCAATATTCTCCGTTTTTCGCGTTTGCAGCGTATTTATAAAACACCATTCCATCATCTCTGATGTCTCCTCGCTTGTGTTTTTTTGTTAAATAGGAAGTCTCCATACTTCGTCTTTTGATCGTTGGATTATTTGTAGAGAAGATTGATTCAGGGTCTCGCAGTACTCGCCATAAAGTATTCCTTGTGACCACGAATGAGTCGCCCTTCGATTCTTTGCGTACTCTAGCGACCCTCGTTGCGTCAATGTACCAATATTATAGGATGTTCCTCCATGAAGAGTTCTTGCGCTTGCAATTGCTACTCGATGCGTATGACCAAAGCATACTCGCCTTCGTTTACCATTACAATATTGTTCTGCCATGTCTCTAGCAGCAGATTCACCATAGCAAGTACCATGTGTGAATCCTGTATCCGCGATGTCAACCATCTGCTCAATTCCAGTATAAGGTATCAAGCGGGCCTTTAGGTCTTTTGCCGTGTCTTCGATGGAGTTGATAATTTTATGAGCGCAGTATGCGGTAACAGAGTTCTTGCTGTGTGTTAATTTCCACGCCCTGTCCTCATGGTTTCCGCATAGAATGTACGGATCTTTACATCCTGCCATAAGCTGCCGGAGGTGTACTAAGCCAGTATCAATATCCGGCGTTACCTCGTCCCCATCGCTTCCAGATCCTGCTCCATTTGCCATCAGCGCAGAAAGGTCAATAAAATCACCTAAATGCAAAATGCTATCCGGTTTGAATTTGTCTTTGAAGCTCAAGACATGATTCCATGCATCTTTATCAATATATTTTGCGTGACTACAGGAAACAGCCAATAGCTTCTTCCATTTGTGATTTATGTTTGCCATTTATTTATACTCCTTTTCTTGTTCGTCATCTGGATCGAAGTCTCCATCAACCCATTTTCCAACATGATTCTGGATAGCAAACTTATTTCCCTGCAATATGTGGGCGTGTTGTGTCTCGCCATCCTCGTCAACCCAGTTAATAAATACCGCTAGGTTTGGAAAGTGTTCAGTAATAATACCGATAGCTTTCTGGAGATTATTCCATTCGCATTCGGTAATGGTTTCTGGCCTTGGAGGAATCACAAGGTCTTGAGATGCACGAAACTTGCGAGGTCGTCCAGTCTATTATTCCATCCGGCTAAGAATTTTTGATCATAAGGATGAGCCTTAACTATCAAATCATTTACTCTTCGCTGATCATTGATGAATGCAGCGGCATCGTGTCGTGTCCTATTCAGGATTAAGTTGGCCTGCTTTACTCCACTTACAATTTTACAATTGAACCATACTTCACCTAGAGGATACTCCATATCTTCCACATGGAACCTATTCCAGTTTCTCCAGTACAAATTAGTTGCACCATCCATCGTGAGATTGCGTATGTTGTCAGCACTAAGATTAAACGGACTCTCACCGAATTCACGCAGGTCGCATCCCCACTTGGTGATCCCGCCGTCATCCCCTTTCACTTCCTCCGCGACTACGAAGTTGTAGTCCCCGTAGTGGCCTTTAGCGAAGACACACTCATGGCTAAAAATAAATGGAAGGAAATTCCTAAAACGCTGTGTCATGTGTCAGCAGATAGTCTTTGGGATCTCTGCGAAGCTCTGTAATGTGAGTCTCAGACTCCGGCAACTCTTGGTTGGATTCTATGCGTTGATCTTCGTCTAGGTGCTGAAGGACACTCATGCCCTTAAAATCAACTACTGCTTGACCAGTTAAAATTGTAGTGGTGATAGCGGCAAAAAACATGATCACAAGATTTGCCAATTCTGTTATTTCTTTGGCTTGCTCGGCATGGAAAAGAATCAATCCAGCCGAAATGCCAAAAACCAACAAAACGCATCCAGCTCCAGCCATTGCATAAATAGCTTTTTTTGAATCAAGAGGACGCTGTTTTAGCTTGTCCTCAATGATTGATTGTTTGGAATTTTTCAACAGATTAATGTCCCCTCTTTTGAACTTGTTCACAGGGCGAATCGCCAAGCTGTTTTAATCCCGATATATCCCACAACGCACAGGATGGAGACAATAGCAATTCCCCTCCAGAACCAGAGTTCTTTCAGAGCCTTCTCTTGCTTGCTGTGCCAATAGACAACATCGTTTTGAGCCTTGGCTAAATCCTTTGCTTGTTGGTCAACTTGTACCTCGTATGCCGTAATAGCCGACTCTAAATTGCTGATAGCTTTCTGTCCCTCTGGCTTCACCAATGGCTTGAGCTTCTCAACCGAAGTGCGAACTGCCACAACAGATGGAGCAATGTATGTAGTTTTCTCAGGATGAGCGCATCCGGCAATTAGCAATGCCGCCAGCAGGAGAAGTTTCTTCATTTGTTCCTGTTTTTGTGATCGGCGTAAAGGTCGTAAGCGAGTTTGGCAAAGGAAGCGAGTCCCACAAGGATTCCGATAACCATGCTTGCAAGACGAAGCTCAAGATCAAGCATTGGGTCAAGACTGATAGCCGCCGCCGCAAGGGGGGCAGTCATTCCAATTGCTCCAGTAGCGGCAGTATCAAAGTGGTGCATCATTACTATTCCGCTTTAGCGGGGGTTGGGTAGAGTGCTAGGATAGCGGCTTCAATAGCAGAGTTCCCCTTACTCACATTAAGAAGGGAGGATAGGCGAGCATCCGTGTCGGAATCCGAAAACTGACCCACCGAAGAATAAGGAGGCGTAGTGTGCTGGTTCCAAAGGACAAGATTAACATTCACCCCCTTGAGACGAGCAATGGCCTGTTGCTGTGAGTTATCATAACTCACGCTGTAGTCAATACTGGTAAGCGTAGTGGGCTGGATAGGCTTCCCGTGAACAGGCTTGGGGGAGATTGTGATTGGTGAGGTTAGTGCGATCATAATTTTAGAACCTAATATACCAAGGGAAGCCAAGCAAGGTAGAAAGGAATCCTTTGTTTGAATTTCCAGTTGGAATGTTAACCTCAAATGAGGTTGATCCATTATACATTCCAGCATTTACATTTCCAAGTGAGTTTTGATACCATGAGTTTTGCAGGGATGCCGCAGATTTGTAAGTTGCCTTTCCTTGGATAACAGCATGATCGTTATACGCCGTGTCTTGGAAAACAACATTACCATACAAGACTGCATTTTCTACACCTTGATTTCCTGAGAATAAGAAACCATTGGTTGCTGTAATAGAGATGTTTTGGATATTTGAATTATTTGCAGTAACGCTGTTTATGGTCGGATTAGCGGTTCCGCTATTTGTCGTAATGCCAATAGTTGGAGCAATAAACACATCTGTAGAGGCATCTGGAAGCTCTTGCGTACCCTCTGCATTAATTGGGCGAGTGGTGAAAGTGTTGTCAGTCCACCAGTTTGAAGTGTTGCTGAAATCGCCATTACCAGCACCACCAAGAGAAACAGTATCATTGAACCATTGAGGGCTTACGGCGGGCCAACCAAGATAGGTTACGCTTCCAGCAACAGTCCCACCAATTGGGAATTGACCATTTCCTCCATCGTAATAAATCGTGGCATTACCAAGAATAGATCCAAATGCCCTAGAGCTATCTCGCATCGTCACATTGCCATCAACAACAGAAGTTAAAGCAAGTTGTGAAGAATCGTGCATTGAAACTCCATCTGTCGTGGCTCCTGCCATCACAGAAGATCCCTGCATATTTACTACGCCAGTTGATTGAAGCGTCAGTCCTGCTCCAAAATCAGCAGACCAGAAATTCGCATCATGGCAAAAGCATTGATTAGCCCCTTGTGTGTTCTGCGTTACTGGGCCATAAAGATTAACAATATGTGTGCTATCTGGAAGTGCCGTAGCTTGGATAGTAAATCCAGCATCTTGCCACCAGTTTAGAAGATTACCCCAATCTCCATCTTCTTGAGCATTGTTGTAATACAGCTTATTAAAAGGATATGTTAATCCAGATCCATTATTATAAAGATATGTTATTTCTTGATCTGAAAGAACACGACTCCACACTCCAACTTCGTCTATTTGTGCTGGGTTTGTAACGAAATCTCCACCATTGCCAATTAAGAAATTAGTGCCAACAGCCGTAGAGTTGTCAGCTACAGAAGTAATTAAAGAACCATCTACATAAAGAGATATATTTGAACCATCAGCAACTCCAACGCAAAAATGCCAATTCCCATCATTATATGATGCACCAGTTGTATTTGCAGTTGTTGCAGAAGGGGCTTGAAAATAAATATCTCCGTTAATTCCAATTAACCTAAATCCACCCGAACTGCCCACAGAATTTGCAATCCCTCCCCAAGGTCCAGAAGATGTAGTGTTTATCCATCCCGAAAAAGAGATCGGAGTATTTGCGGAAAATACTGAAGAAGTTTGAAGATAATTACTGCCATTAAAAACAGCATCTCCTGCAATAATGCCTGTTCCTAAAGTAACATTATTATTGTTTGTAAGAGTATATCCATTCCCCGTTGAATCAACAAGGCTAACACCTCCAGAACCATTATCATTAAGATTCCAGTAGGATTTGCATCCAGCCGTTAGTGGAACAGGAAGTGGGTTTGTGAAAGGATAGGTGTTTCCTAAACCTCCATAGTAAAGATCATATACTTCGGTTGAAGATAATGCACGACTCCAAACTCCAATTTCGTCTATTGTTCCGTAATATACCCCATCATTAGAAGCACTATTACCAATCGTAAATAGCCCATTATTCCAAAGTCCATTTGAACTATAGTTAAATATATTTCCAGATTGAACACCATTTATATATACAGAAATTGTATTAGTTGACGCATCTCTTATACAGCCAACAAAATTCCATTGATTTAATGTTAATGGAGATGCGGATACTGCTGACGGAAATCCTGCTCCATCATAAATTATAGTTATTAAATATCCATTTTCATCAATACGAAGTTCTTGACCAACTGTTGAATCTCCATAAAAAATATCATTTATATTATTTGGGCCTCCACCAAATTGAGTAGGGTAAACCCAACAAAAATACGAAAAAGAACCATTTGGATCATAAGTAAGACCTGTTGAAAAACTATCAGATCCATTAAAAACAGCACCTCCTCCAATAATTCCAGTTCCTAGCGTAACTCCATTATTGTTTGTTAGTGTATATCCATTCCCCGTTGAATCAACAAGGCTAACACCTCCAGAACCATCATCATTAAGATTCCAGTAGGCTAAAATGTCAACTAACAGGGGTGATGACATAATTAGCTAGTTACAATAGAAGTTAGATTGTTTGAACCATCGTAGGAAAGCGTTAGTGTAGCTACCGTTGCTGATCCATTTTTCAACACAATCGTCTGAGGCTTATCTGCGGCAACATAATTAGAAAGTTGAACGCCTGTGTATGGAGGAAGGTTGAGTCCGGCAATACTTTCTACTTTTTCAAGTACTAGATGCCGGAACTTTGCTGTGTCGAGTGTGGAAGGAATATCAGACATAAAATTGTTTTGGTAGTTAATAATCAGTTGAGGTAGCTGGTGCAAGTATTAACTCACACCAGCCACCGATAACTAACTATTACAGACCAGTCGAACTAGTGCTGCAAGGGAGCGGCGCACCATCAAATGGGCAACGCTTGAACAGAACAGGAACCACATTCTGCGGGCGAATCGGTTGGATCGCACGCTGGATCTGGTAGATGTGCTGTCCGAAGTCACCATAGAGGTTACAATCGTTGTCGCGGAAGTAAGTCCACTCCAGCTCACCCATAGCGAGTTGAGGAGCAAAGCGGAACGTACCCTCACCGACATAACTCTCAGGAATCAGACGCTTGAAAGCCTCGCCAGCGATGACGAAACCAACCTCGTAAGGAGCATTGACCCATGCAGGGTTACGGCGTTGAGCAAAACCGTTTGTGACGGCGGTGCTGACGATAGGATTCACAAGGACGAGATTGCCGGAGCCATCGAATCCAGTAGCGCGAAGGGGCTGCTGATCGATACCGAAGGCAAAGCCACGATAACCTTGGAACTGATAACCAGCGATGCTGTCCTCACCGAGCTTGAAGCTACCAGCGGTGAGATAGAGCAGGTCTTCCTTAACGTCCGCATCATTACGGATGTTTTCGATAGCGTCTGCGCCGAGCATCACTTGGAAGAACTCGCCTTCCTTAGAAGCAAAAGGCTCTGCAAGCATCTCTTCACGAAGGAAGGTTCCGATGCGATACAGGGTCTTGAAGTTCAGAGGGCCATCTGGAAGGATAGCGGCGAACTTGGTGTTGATCTGCTGCATATCACCCGTGAGGTTGCTGTTGAAGCTCTGGGTGGTATTGACAACATACTTAACGCCGGACTGGATCAGGTACTGATAACGAATATCAGCATTGATGAGCTGGAGGATGGTCTTCTCAAGCGAAACCTGCGCTTGGAGGTACGAACCCTTGAAAGCGGTACGAGCCTGCTTCACGCAGACGCGAGGGCCAGCTCCACGAAGGGTCTGAAGGTTGAACTGATACTCCGTGCTACCCACAACGTCAGGAGTCGCGCCAACGCCGCAAAGCGTGGTGTCGTCAACGAACGTAGGAGCTGCAAGCGAAGCAGCAGGAACAGCCATTTCCTCAACGATGCTACGAACCGTGTCAGAGACATTCGGAAGCGTGCCACCATCGATGGAGTTAATATAAGGAGACTTGCGAGCAAGAACCTTTGCGATCTGACCAATGATGCGGTTAACATCCTTGGAGGCAAAGTTCTGGATTGTGGCAAGTGGGATGCAATTATTCGACATTTTGAGTTTTGGTTAGTTTCCCTGTATCCATCACAACCATTTGGAGGTGACAAACACAGGAGTACGGCAGTCGCGTGCGACTACGATACGAAGTTTGGGTTTGGTCACTCTCCGGCACGCTGAGAGCTTTGTTTGCGGCCTGTGCGGTGGATCTTGCGGCTCCCACCAGAGCCACCTTCATACGGAGAAGGCACACCGAGTTATGCGAACTATTAGCAATTACCTAATTGGTGGTCAACATTATTTTTAACATTAAGAAGATTTTCTTTCATTATCTTAATACGATATTCATTTGGAATTGTTGTCAGGTGAGCCAAAAAACAATTCTCATTCCAAGGAACAGCTATTTCACGCTCTTCGTTTACCCTGTATTTCTTTGCTATCTCTGGAACTGAATTAAGATAATTCCTTGGAAGCACATGAATAAGCTCAGGGTTGGAATCTAGTATAAAGTTTAATGTCCTCTGCTCTTGCTCTGAATGATCAAGGAACATCTTTGATCCAAACTGGACAAACTCTTCATAGAGATCCTTTAGCTTGCTTGTATTGTATAAAACAAAGTTTCCGGCAGAGATTGTCGTGCAATCTATCCAGTCCAGAGATGCGCTGAACGGCTTGTCTGAGTCCCTGAAGTCATCGATCTCATAATTGAAATTGGTAATGAAAGCGTCTGCATCTATCCACATTACGGCATCGTAATCCCCGACATGATCAAATGCGGCTATTGCCCTTTCAAATCCTAATCTCCTTCCAAACAATTGATGGTCATATCCAAGAGGGATAGATTTCAATTCGTACCCATGATATTTGCAGTACGCAACTTTTGAAGGCATGGATGCACTTAGAACACTATACATTTCAGCACTAGATCCTGTAAGTAAAAGCGTTTTCATTTTGGAAGTTCTCCATTAAAGCTATACCAAGCACCTTCGTATTCAACAATGCTATTGGGAGCCGGAGTGAATACCTCTTGTATTAGAGGTTTTCTGAGTGCTGCGGCTATCCAAAACGAGCTAGATTGATTGCCAACAAATAGATCCGCACCTTGGATTGCCTTTGCAACATCTAGGCAGCTTTCTGTTGGGTAATACTCAATGTTTCCAATCTTTTCACAAAAGTCTTCGTACTCTTGTTTTGTCCCGCAAAACAAACTTTGCTTTCTATAGCGATCTAAAACCTTATCCCAACGGAAATTATGGTTTCTGTAGCGAGGTGTCCTGTTAAAAATAACACGCCCTTTTGTTAACACATCCGGCTCAACCTTTATCCAAGGCTCTGTTATCTCAAGATGTCCAGTTTTTCTCTGTACAATGTTAAGATACCTAGCTTGTGCATCAAGCAATGAAACATTATCTTCATAGCACTCGCGCCAAGGAGACATATCACAATCAATAGGCCCAACAGAGCAATCAAAACATACATTAATCCCTTGGCTCTTGAGTAGCGGCTCAATGGAATCATATTTGAAACCCCGCATAGGAGCCATCCATGACTCGTCTTGTATTAGCAGCTTTGTGCCTCCTAGCCTCTGGTATGAAGGCAAGAAGGCAATGATGTCACCAATATGACCAGTATGCCTAAATACTTTTCCCTTCTGGAATGGATTTGTCATCCTTTGGTGTTACCAGATCCCTCATGATGTCGGAACGCTTTTCTTCTGGAGAAGATTTGGCGTGATGTAGCAAAGGTAGGACTGGATACAGGTCGCTATTCACTCCAAGAATAGTAGCTTCTTCACGCACATGATCTCCATCAAGCAGGTCATCCTGAATGAATTTCTTGATCACATTAACGCAATGATCCTGAGTGGCGTAGAAGACATAAGCAGGGACGCTGGCGTTGATTTGGAGAGTCGCATCTTTCTCGTATTCAGTTGCCTGTTCAGGTTTGAAATCAAGATTGGCGACATCGTAATCAGACATCCATCCGCCTCCGGCGGCGTGCAAGGCACACCAGCGTGAGAAACGGGATGTGATCCATTGAACCCTAGACCTGAGAGTTTCAGGAATTCCTAGTGCCTGCTTGGTGAGTTTTGCCTGCAATTTCAAGTACAGCGGACTGCCTTGAGCGTGTGAGCGGTTAAGCATGACAGGCTCCCATCCATTGGCAGTCCAGCTATGCTTCCAGTAGTTGGCGCAATTAAACTCCTCCGGCTGGTTGGCTAGAGGGATTGATTCGTAATATGCGTATATTTTTTTCATTAGTATGTTTTGTATCCAACGTGGAAGACTGGCAGTCCCAAGTCTAGGTGTGACTGGTGTCCGGCTTCCTTTGCACGTTTGCAGAAAGAAACATCTTCCCCGTGTGCGCTGTCAAATGGCCTAAAGTAATCGTAGTCGTAGTCAGGCACATCAATTTTTAGCGAGTCACCAAACTTGGCGCGGATGTCCTCAAACACCTTGCGGTGGATTAGGATGCAACCTGTTCCTACCCAATCGACCTCAACAACCTTGTCCTCATACGCACGGGCGCGAGGAGCTAGTGTCTGATCGCTTGCCATCAATGCTCCTCCTTCCTGCCTACCGAAGTAGGAAGCTCCTACAAGCGTTTTTCCTGCTCCAACTAGGCGATGAAGCACATGACGCTGGAGAGGAAGGTCTGCGAGGCTCCTAGCGGCCTGTACCCAGTACCTAAACCATGCTGGTCGTCCGATACATGGAATAATGTCGTCATCGATCATCATCAGCCACTTGGCATTGGTTTCAAGGAACTTGTGTGCCAGCCTGTTACGAGCGTGTTCAATCTTGCTGTCTCCGATAGCCATGTCGAAGCGGATCTTATCCCGCCCGAAATCTAATGCCATAGCGACCTGACAAGCCGCTGTGACAGGATTGCTAGACTTGTACCAAGGCCAGCCAACAAAGATGTCGCGACCAGCAAACTCACAGCGATATGAAGGAAGCCCTTCAGTTGATCTACTCTCATGGATTGGATTTTCAAATACTGGTGCTGGAGTTTCTGCAAGTGCCTTGGGTTTTCTTCCGCGCTTTGGCTTTTCTCCATACTGCTTGTCTTCCTCTCGCAAATTATCCAAAACCTTATCCAGTACCTTATTTTCTTCAGGAGTAGTTTCACGAATTTGAATTTCTGGTTCTGGCTCTGGTTTTAATTCCTGTGAATTCGCGGGAATTACAAGCCCAACGACAGGCTGAACAGGCTTTCCATCAAGTCGTTTTGGAGGAGGGATAGGTGTCTGGAATGGATCAAATGATTCCAGAGCGCGGTTTGTCCTCTCCACCATCGGAGTGCTAATCGGATCTTGTGGAGTCATGGTTATTCTCCGGCCTCGTCCAGACCAAGATCAATGGCATCGCTGGCAGACATCTTGATTCGGGAGTTAAGATCGTTGTTCTTGATAGAAGACGGTGTACTGACGTTCTGCTTTGGCATCTTGCCGGATGCTTTCAGCTTGCTGTTCTCGTTAGCTAGTCGCTCCAATTCAGCCTGTAGCTGTGCCTTGGCCTGCTGTTCATGCCTTAGTTGACCAGTAAGCTGATGACTAAGTACGGCAGCGGCGGCTACGGCGGCACGATCCTCGGCAGTCTGGGGCCAGAGTGCGCTGTTAAACTTCTGTTGGAGATCAGCAACTACATTGTTGTGTTCCTTGATCCTATCAATCTGTTCAGGAGTCTCATCACCCTTGAACTGCTGGTATCTTGCCCAAGGGACTTCCTTGGTGATGTTTTCCACATAGTCATGAATCTGTGTGGTTTCTTTCTGATACCATTCTTGTGACTGGTTCTGACGCTGTGCAAGGATCTCCTCTGCGTGTTCAGCGGCATGAGCGATCTCTCCCTCCTGCTTTTCTTTAAGGTCGGTGACATCAATCAATCCGCGCTTAATACGCTCCTGATCGGTCATGGGTAGCTTAGAAAGAGTTTGCTGCCACCACTTGTCGTCAATCTTGTCCGGCCCTCCAGCCTTTTCAATGGATGAGATTACCTCATCTGTAGCACCATGCTTTTTCATGGTGTTGTAGATCGTCTGCTTCGCGCTTTCGATTGGCTGAGTGTACTTGCTCTGGAACTCAGGATCGTTCTTGATGTCAAAGATCTGCTTGAACTTCTTCAGCTCCTCGTAGTCTTGAGGAGTCTGTGCCGGACGCTGTTCGGCCTCGGCAAGCCTCTGCTTTAGGACTTCGGCTTCTGCCGCTTGCTTTTTGTAGAGGGAGGCAGTTTCTTGGAGTTTTTTCCAGTTGTTTTGGTTTTTCTCTGAGAGGTTCCTCGGCTGTTCGATGGCGAGGATTTCTGGGTCGATTTCGACTTCGGGCTTACGAACGCTTTCGGTGTTTGTAGAGGAGGCAGGGTCTGCGGAAGCAGGTTCGGCAGCACGTTCGCTGGATGATTCCACAGGTGCTTGCGGAGTTTCGTCGCCAAGGTTTTCAAGAGTTGAATTATCTTCATGTGTTTGTGTTGGTTCGGGTGTCGGTTCGGTTGATACACCAGTCTCGCGTTCCGCTTCATCAAGGAGCGAATCGATTGACTCGTGTGTTGCTGGGCTGATCGGGTCAGCGTTTAGGTTTTCTGCTCCACCATCTGGGTTAGCAGCGGTGATTTCGGGTACTTGGTTTTCTGTGTCTTCCATAGATTACATCGATGCGAACGAACCACTTGACGCATCGTCGGCCTTGTTATCATCTGCGAGAATGTCGTCAATCTGACGCAGCACAAACTCACAGCCTTCCTTAAATTTTGCTTCAAGAGCAACGCTCTCGATTGTCTTTCCTGTTGTATTAGGAACTTGAGCCTTCAAAAAGGCCAATAGCTTACCTCCACTCTTTTGGTGGTACTCGCGAAAACGCGACGAATCAGATTGTTCCCATTTCATAATTAATGATTTATATGTAAAGACTTTGCCGATAATTCGGAAAGTTGATTTATATGTCAATAGTTAATTAATCATTACCTAAGTCCTGACTCAATAGCTTGCTGAGATGAAAGCAATGATGTGCTTGCATCACGACCAAAAGCATTAGGGTTCATAGCAGATGAGATTTTGTTCTTTGCCATGTTAAACAACTCTTTGCCTGCACCAATGATTTCTTGGTCAATGTCATCCGACATTCCCTGTTTCTCAAGGCGAGCATAAGTTGCGGCCTCCTGTGCTTTTTCGGCTGGAGTCAGAGGAGCTGGAATTTTTTCCTTGTATGCTGGAAAATATGTTTCTTTCTTCAACTCAGGAAGATTAAGAGGTTCCACACGCTTCATCATGGTAGCGGTTTCGTAGCGAGGCTCGGTTTGTGTAGGTGATCCACCCATAATAGTAGTTGGTTGTTTGTTAGGCTGCGGTTATTGGACGAGGAGGGTTAGCGATTGAGCTAACTGATCCAGATTGGTCTGGAGTTGTTGCGGCGTACTGTTGCTGAATTAGCTTTTGCTGTGCAACGCTAGGAGCGCGATGGCCTCCGGCATGGTGAGCATGAGCTGCGGCAGGTGCAATCTCTGGAGGAGGTGGCGTTCCATGTCCCGCAGTAAGGTGTGCGTGTGCGTCTCTATAAGCCTTCTTAAACGGCTCTAGCTGCTTCGGATTCGCGCCTTTCTTGCCTGCCGCATCAATGTGACCAGCGAAGTGCTGCATGGCCTTTGCAAGCGGTGCTGCGCCCTCTGGAGGCAGTCCTCCAGCCGGAATAGCCTGCACTACTGGCATTAGCTTCTGAACCATCGTCTGCAAGTGAATCATGTCATTGTCGCGTGCCGATACAGGAACCTCCTGACCAGCCATGATACTCTGAAGCTCAATGATCTGCTGGCGGGTAGCCTCAACAGCAAGTGCCTCAACCTGATCTTTCGGAAGAATGACACTATTGGCTACGTTCTCACCTAGCTTCTTACTCCAGTCCAATTTGATCAGCTCGTCCTGATTGATGTTCGGGTTGCCCGTATAACGCATGATCAGGTTATCAAGGATCATGTCATCCTGCGGAGTTGTATCCTGCAAGAGTTGGCTTGCTGGGCTATATGCCATGAGAAGGATGTCGGAAGGAGGGCAGTTGCGCTCCATCATGTTCAAGCAGGCTGATACTGCGTCCTCATCCAAGTGAGGAGGGATCTCAAATGGAACCATGAATGCCGGAAGCTCCATGCTAGAACGATCAAATGCATCGACAACTTCGGCCTTCGCCCAGACTGCATTAGGCTCCTGCTGACGAACAATATCCAACTTCATCTTGAGAGTAGACGCTGCCTTGATGTGTTCAGGGTGGCAGATACCACGTTGCATACGCTCTACGGCCTGTGAAAACTGCCGTGAGAACCGCATAAGAATTCCCTCGCGTAGCTGATTTTCGATTGCAGCCACACGATTGACCTCACTTGCTGTCTTCTTTCCAGAGGATTGAAGCGGCGCGGTAGGAAGGAATGTTCCAACCTGTACCTCAGCCAGTTGGCTAATGAATTGATCAAGCTGGAGAAAGTCTTGGACATCGGCAGGTAGCTGTTGTGGGATGACTTCATAGCCTTCGGAAACGTAGCACACGGGGTGCGTCACGGTCAGCGGTGCAACTCCCACCTTTGCATTCGGCCCCTTCTTTAGCAAAAGCATTCCCTTTAGGTAGGTATTATCGATAACAAGGTTACGAGCCTTCTCTACGGCAACGTGCGTATTATACAGATCGCGTCCTGCTCCACGGCTGGACATCAGATTGCCAGATCCAATCTCTACGGAGAACAATGCCAAGCACTCGGTCATCTTATTGTAGCGATCCACCTGCGTGCAGATCTCTTCGCCGGACTTGTCGTCAAACAAGAACCTGCTAATCTTTCCATGTGGCTCTCTCACTAGGATCTCGCCTAGTTCGACGTATTTCGCGTCATTTTCGTAGCTGGCTCCATAGCTTCCTTCCCGAATCCAGTCTTCATATCGCCTTGCGTCATCGTCGGCATCAAGAGTCCTGCCAGCCGGAATAGCCGCATTGATGCTCTTGACGAGGTTATTGATATGCCATCCGGCAGCGGCAGAAAGATCAGGAGTCTCTAATACTGGTAGAAGCTCTGCTATCTGATACCTACGCTTCCTCGCCCAGATAGGAGTCTGGTCAGTCACCTGCGGGGTTTCGATGCTGAAAAAGGTATAGTCTTGGCGAAGGAATTCAGGCTTCCAGTCGCGCAAGTCATCCCAAGTCAATCCGCAGAATCCAAAGGTAGTATTCTCATGGACTACTTGAGCAACAAGATCATCAAATCCCTTCCAGCCTCGGATGCACTTGGTAATCTCCTCGCGGAAGATCTTTGTCTTGTTGTCGGCATCTAGGCTTTCAATAGGGTAGGCGGCGAAAGTAAGCGTAGGAGAATTCTCTATAACCTGCCGGAAAGGTGGCTGGATACGGCTGATCATCGTGCTAATGAATCCCGTAGGGCGATTAGAACGCCAGCTCTGACCCATGCTCTCTAGTTTTTTGTTCTGATAGGGAGGCTCGTTGTTGAGCTTCTTCTGGATAAGCTGATTTTTCTTGTTGCGCTCGACATTCTGCTGCTTGAGGCGGCGGTATGCTGCGTGTGCCTGCGTAGCGTCCTTGAATGTCCTGCGTACTTGAAGCGTATCCTTGTTAACCGTGTCCAAGCTCCCGTTGTCAGGGTTGACCACATCCAGTTCCAAGATCCTCGGCTTGTCATGTGCGTCAGCAACGCGAGGTGCGTGAGGCGCGAATGTGTCTGTGATCCTTGGAGGTAGTGGTTTTAGGTTTGCCATATTATATGTTTACCCAGCAGTTTGCCGGAAGGTTGCTTGATTTTTGAAGCTCATCGCGATCAAGGAAGATCGCAGTCCTATTATCGTGACGCATGAGAGAACATCCTCCCAGTACCGCGCTTGATTCCGTATCGCGTCCCTGCCGGACACTAGCGGAAAGCCTATCAGTAGCATTAATGCAAGAAGAACACCCTCCGCGCCAGTTGACATTATTAGGGCAGGATCGGCAGATCTTGGCACGTTGCTCTGCCAGATCATCCGTAACGTACTGGATGTGATCCCTGCTGTTTTGGATATTCTTCGCCCAAGTCTGGATATCGTTAAGCAGGTCGCCGGATGGGTTAATGCTGGTAATCGAAACCATGTCAACGCCGTGACAAAAGTTAGGCCAGTTAGAACAGATATAGCTATTAACATCTCCCTCGACATCACCAATAGGGATATGGTTCTCGGCACGATATGCCTCAACAACTTCAATAAGGTTGTTGTAATTATGCCCAGTCAGTCTGGCATCGCCATCATAGTAATGCCACCCGCTAGGCGGAATTATGCCAATGATCGGCTTCGCCATTGAGTTGTCGTATATTATTTGAAAGCCCAACGCAAGTATTAGTTAAGGCTGAAACGTCCAGTTACATTTTGGGCAGGTGCATGATTTCTTGTCAGAAATTAGCTTTTCATCCTCGTTTACATCAATTTCATTAGGAGAACCTATCAATTCTGCCAATTCTTGATTAGTAAACCCGATTACAGAAACATCATATTTACATTCGTTTAGCTCATCAACTTCTACTGATAACATATCGAAATCCCACGTTGCAAGATTAGACATATTGTTAACTGTAATTCTGAAAGCCTTTATCTGATGATCGGTCATGTCATCAGCCAACATTACTGGGACTGTTTTTAATCCTAGCTTTTTAGCCGCCTTAAATCTCAAATGACCATCAACAATTAAACCATCGCTTTTCGCTATGATTGGAACCCTAAATCCAAATTCTTTTATTGCTGCGGCTATCTTGTCAACAGCGTGATCGTTTTTTCGTGGGTTTCTTGCGTATTGAATAAATTTATCTAGAGGCCAGTTTTCTATTTTTTGCATATAATTCTTTTAATACATATTTCGTAGTTTGCTGTCTTGTTCTCAAAACATTGTTCCAAAATAAGAAATTTATATCAACTGGAATAAACTCTGTATTCTGCCCCCGTGATAATTCTGGTAACAGGGGTAAAAAGGAATGTCGATTTGTCCCTCTGGTAGTAGATGACCCCGCCCCCTATCTCGCAGGAAGTCCCGATTGGGGACTTGTCAGGGGCGAGGAACCTTTGAAGAAACCCAAGTGCCGATCCTCCTTGTTTCTGCGACTCAAGGGGAGAAGGCGGTCGAGGGTATAAAAGAAACCCCCAGAGGGGATTCCCAACTCCTTCCACGCTTGGTGGATGAGATAATGAAAATATATTGTTGACACTTTGATGCGTCAATAGCATATTCACCGCATCTGAATGATTGCGCCATTCTGATCCCATAATTTTCCCCAAAGAAACAAAGGGCCGTCGAGTGGCGCATCACTTGGCGGCCCTTGCCCGTTATAGCAAGTGAGGCTAGTCGTGAATGCGTACCACGAAAGCCAACAACAACGGCTTTGGAGAATCAAAACTCCTTACCCGATGAGAGAGAAGGGAAACACCCTGCATCCATTTCGGGGTGCAGTAGTTTCTTTTCTTTTCTGACAGGCTTTCCTACTTGAGTGGTGGGGGGATCAGGGGGGAATTTGCTTTACTCTTTTGTATTTCTTTACTGCTGGTGCGGCTGGTAAAGAATACATCCATGTACTTCAATTGAAATTATACCCAATAAGGTATATACAGGTGTATAATTAGGTATAAACACCCTATCGGGTGTAAATCAGCAACCGCATCCAAACGGCGATCTTCCAGCGTACTTGTATGGAAATCCATGACCTATTGCATCTGGCAATCCGGCAAGGTAAGTATCAACATCGTATATCCAGTTTCCAACATCGATTCCATTATCCTGCCTATAGGCCGCAACAGCGCGATACAAGTCCTCAAGGTCAACGCCAGTTATCCTGACGTTTCCCTCACAGTAATTCCACCCGCTGACAGGTATGTTCGTGCCATTAAGGTTCTGCGCCCACAAAAACGAGTCCACATCGGTCTGGACATATCCGGCAGGGATTAGCAGGGCATTGACACGAAACTCAGCTACAGCGGCGTATAGATCCTCCCTAGTGCCAGCGCAGATGCGGTATGCGTTTCTTGACATTCCTTCAATGTATGGAGATGGCTGCATATAGAACCAAGGGCAGATCGGTTGATCGTCTGGAGGGTTGGTAGGTGGAACATAGGGAGGCGATGGCGGAGCCGGAGGAGGCACAGGAGGCTGACATCCGTATGCCGGACGCTTCTTGTTCTGGAATATATCCATGATCTCTTGATCGCTCAATGCACGCTGAAAAATTCCAACCTCATCGATTGACCCAGAGAATGCCGTCTCAAATGTGTCAGACTTACCAATGGAAAGCGTCTTGCGACCAGAATCCGAAATTGCAGTAGATATGTCTTGTATGGCTCTCTGACCATCAACATAAAACCTTACTTTCCTATCCTCATAAGCATCACAAACACCGCATACAAAATGCCAGTCAGTTGGATTTGATATATTGGATATGGATAATCCAGCTCCATTTTCAACCCCTAATGCAAATTCTCCTGATCCATAGACAAACAAGTAATTCCATCCAATGTTTGCTTCCCTAGTAAGAATGACTGATCCAACATCTGTTGACATCTTCATCCAGAAATAAATCGTAAACTGCTTTAGGGTTGGAAAGTTGTTGAAAATCAGCCCTTGATATGGAGGGTTTGCTGGATTGGAAAAGACCGCTGCGTTGTTTATTATGCCTTCGCCTGATGCAATAGGCCCATTAAACTCGGTAAGATTAAAAACTCCAGTAATGTCATTCCTACTGCCGGATGTCTCGTCCATCGTGTAGTAGGCATAGATCCCATTCGTGCAGTCAGTATAAACAGCCACATTCTTACTAACAGATGGTTGAGTGTAATTCGTATCTGTTATTGTTGCCGTAACAACATAGTTTCCAATCTGGTGGATTGGTGTCGTGCTGCTGTTGTATCTCAATTGATACGATACTCCTGCCGGAATTGTTGTTACAATAGGAGTTACTTGCTTGTTGTTGAAGTAATACCTGTCAGGGATGTCTATGCTGATAGATGCTTCTGCTTGTACTATAGAAGCATCACAAGAAGATTTAATCGTTGGGTAAAGATTAAGTGTGGCTACAACATGATACTTACCAACATTAGTAGGAGGAGTTGTGCTACCATTGTATGTTACTAAATAATCTAAACCATCAGGATTAGTAGTTACTGAAATAGCAAGAGGGTTCCCTGTCCATGTCTGAATACTATTTGCAGTTACTAAAATTGACCACGATAATGGCGATGAATTAAGAGGAATATCTGATGTTAAAGTTGCAGTAATACCACCATTATTTCCTCCATTGCTTGCTGCATAAACATTAAAAGTTTCACCAGTACCAAGTGATGTTGAATATGAAAAGTTATGCGACCCATTACGCCTTCCAACTGGGTTGTCATACTCTGGTGGAACAAAAAATGGAAATTCATCTGCTTGGTATGCTGTAGATCCATCAAATGAAACATCATCATCTACAATCCCAGAAATATTTATATTTGCACTTACTGCTGTGTAGTTTGTAAATGAACTAATCAAACTGAATGGGCCATATGCACCTGCATATGAAGCTGAAATTGGATAAGAGAAGGCCATTTGCTAATACATAAACCTTATTAGCTATCAAATGTCAATTTGATTGGCTACGGAGGTAGGGATCGAACCTACAACCAGCAGATCCAAATTCTGCTGCGCTACCAATTGCGCCACTCCGTAATGTAAAGAACGATGGGCATCATCCTTTTCCCCACCTTTCGGTTGAATCTTCAGATGCCTAGCTTTCAGAAAAGTCCATAAACTCCATCTTGTCAACGAGGCTCTGGATCTCCCTACGATTATGCGTAGGTTCCGGCTTGACTTCATTCATCGTCGCAATAGCACCACCGCGCTGCCGCATCAGGTAGACTAGCATGGACAGGGAATCCAGCTCATCCGGCGACTTGCTCCTAGTACGCTTGCAGTACTCACCCTTGCTCTCCACACGCACCATGCCCTTGCCCTTCTGCTTGTAGCGACGAGCGGTAGCCTGCCGTACCAGCTCCTCGTTCCTGAACGATGGCGAGATCTTCAGGTACTCAAACTCAAGATACTTTGCCAGACCAAAGATCAGCTCGGTAACTACGCCATTATACAGCTCGTTGGCACGCTGTGAATCGTCACCAAGGATGTGCGTCTCACTTGCAGCCCATGAGTAGTTCACTCCCATGACCTCACGACCAAACAACGAACACAAGCTATCGTGGATACCCGCGCCGTTTCCTGTACGATCCACGCATAGCCAGTTGGCTCCAATCTTCATGACCTTGGCAAAGTTGATAATTGCCTGCGTTTGCTCCAGCGTTGCCTTCTTAGGGAATGGAATCTGGGAGTCGAGCTGTAGCACGACTCTGGGAGCCTTGAAGCTGATGAACTGACCGCTTTGCGGTGTCCACCCATCACACAGGCCAAAACGCCCGTAGGAACACATGACCTGATCGTTACCCTCCAGAGCCAAGTCAAACGCTGCCAGCGGCACTACAGGCCCGATAAAACGCACCGTCCCTATGGCGTTGTCCATCATCGCCGGAGTGATAATCCCCATCGCCTGCCCCTCCTCTGGGAACCACCCACGAGCCATCGTCATTGCCTCCGCTGTCCGGCCCCTACTCATGTACCCCATGAATCCCTGATACGTCTGCAATCCGGCGTACACGATACGTTTTTCAATCACGTTCTCGCATCTTGCCGCATCTAGCCGCAAAACGTGATAGCCTTCCCGCGACTCCCACTCAAAGTCATCCTCGCAGTCAATCGATCCCCAGCCGTCAACAGGCTCACACCTCTGACCAAATGCGCTAGTCCTGTCCTTAGGGTTACTAGCTCCAAAGATCTTAATGTGTCCTGCATATTGCTTGCTATCGGAAGTAGACAAGATGTTGTTGATGCCCTCCCAGACTCCAGACGGGATCTCTTCGGCTTCGTCCAGTACGACATGGGTACGCGATAGCCTTCCCCACAAATGATGCTCCTGACCATATCGAGGTGTCGGGTGATAGCCTCGGAGTGTACCATGTCCAGATTCTCCCTTTGGTATAGCCACAAGCTGGATTCCGTTCTTGCTGTCGCTATTCACCTGAATGCTAGTCGCTTTGTCTGTCTGATCTGTCAGCGGACGCACCAGAGCCGTACGATGGAATGTCTTAATGTTGGCGAAGATATTCCTCTCAGCGTGTTCACGGGTGAGCGATATGACTTTGATGCTGGTGTACGCCGGATCTCTCCACCAATCCAAGTAGAACCATGCACCGCCAGAAAACGATTTGCCGCAGGCTCCAGCTCCCATAACCATTAGCTGGTCATGCTCAAATAAGCATCTCCATGTGTCTCTTCCAAACCTCGGCCTCCAGTCGTAGACCGCACTACCCCAGAGGACGGTGGCTCCGGCCTCAAACTGATTATTGTCTAGCAGGTGTTGGACATACTGCCGGACGATTGATTCAGCTATCGGTACATTCAGCTCAGAGATCTGGATCTGATTGTTGATCGTGATTGTCTTGAGAATGTACTCGGCAGCGTACAGGATGCCCTTCTCCTCATCGCGATCTGCCGCCTCTCGGATGTTTAAGGCGTGCTGATGGAAAATCTTCTGACTTAATGGTGGCGTGATTCGATAGCCGGATTCATTCATAGCTGGTAATCGTTAACTAATCTGATAATCAATTGCAACCATGTATAACCAATACGATCAGCTCCAAAGTCATACCTACGTTGAGGCTACCAAGCTCGCAGCCGCCGGAGAGGAGTTCTCTCACCTTATTAAGTTAATGACTCCAGACTATGCGATGCGATTAAAGATCTTTGTACAAAGCCTGCCGGAGTCAATTCAGTCGAAGACGATCTATGGTAGGGCGCACGCAAGGGCGCAGGCCAAGCCAGCGAAGTCTAAACGTTAAGCCCTGAAGATAGGCGCACCAGAGAACCTACCGCGAGGATACACAAAGTTACCAAGTTGATCGCGATAGACTCGCAGGCGATGAACTACGCTACTGAGCTTCGTGGTTCGGGATCAGGCTGCTCATTACCTGAAGATCGTGCGCCTATGAACAATGCGCTCCCATGGCACTCACGACTTACCTCCCAAATTTATATCAAATGTTGAATTCTTCTCCATAGAAATCTGATCGCTCCTGAAGTGCCGGACACGACCATCATGCAATGCTACTGCCCAGACATCATTGGCGAATGTCCCTGAGTTGGTAACATAGATAGCCATGCCGTCACCCATAGGTGTCTTCAATGGTATCGGTCGATCAAACTGGAGCATATTACTCATTCCTGTTACTTCATTTCATATTCCCTTAGTTTCTTGTAATCGCTAATAGCCTGTTCAGCTTGAAACCTTCCAATAAAATAACCAATTGAGCAATTAACTTTCTCTAATACTCCATCTGAAAGAACTTCATACGATTCTACGGCACAATATTTACATGGTTTTGCTGCTTCAACTTATTGGATTAAATATTGGTAATTCATTAGTCTTGTTCATCGATGATTTCCTTCAAGCTGTACAAGG